AACTTAATAGAGCATGACTTCAGAGAACTCTTCAACCTAGATAATATGTTCACTGACTATGAGTTCAGCACAAACTGTAATCCAGCAGACCTATACTTTTACGGCCTCACTAAATAACGGAGTGCGATATGCTTGAAGAAATCCTTGAAATGCTGATCGGCCGCACCATCGAAGGTATCGAAACCGACGACGATGCACTGTATATCGAACTCGACAACGACAAAGTTCTAGGTGTGTTCGTTGATGATGATGGCGGTCTGGAAGTAGCAATCCTAGAACCGGAAGCAAACCAGTAAGGACTCGGTATCATGAATGAGAATGATTCTCAAGATACTAAAGTAGAATCTACTTCTAAGCGTGAAGGGAAATGGATTCCACCTCGCGCTGGCATGGGTCGTCCTAAAGGCGTGCCTAATAAATCTACGTCTATTGTGCGTGAGGCCATCGCTAACTTGCTAGAACGCAATGGTGAGAAGATGGATTCGTGGCTGCAAATGGTTGCTTATGGTGACGAGACTCTGAAGGTGAAGGCTCAACCTGATCGCGCTCTAGAGATTATGGCGAAGCTGTCGGAGTACCACATTCCGAAGCTGGCTCGCACTGAGGTCACTGGTGATGGTGGTGGCCCTCTGTCTATCAAGGTTGTGAGTGGGGTCGATGACTGAGCGAGTTATTGACACTGGCTACAGACCACGCGATCCACAACGTGCAATTCACAAGGCTGTCGCTGCAAACCGATTCACAGTGGTAGTCGCTCATCGTCGGATGGGCAAAACAGTTGCAGCAATCAACCAGCTAATTCATAGTTCGCTCAAGAATGGTCAGGAAGCCCCGAGGTACGCATACATTGCGCCAACATATGGACAGGCAAAGCGTATCGCCTGGGACTACCTTGAACGCTTCACACGCCCACTAGATGCAAAACTCAATGTCTCTGAACTCAAGTCTGAGTTCTATGGGCGTCGCATCCAACTGTATGGCTCAGACAATCCTGACAGCCTGCGCGGGCAATACTTCGACGGAGTGGTGATTGATGAGATTGCTGACCAAGACCCAAAGATTTGGAATGAGATCATTCGTCCCGCTCTCGCTGACCGAAAAGGATTCGCACTCTTTCTTGGAACGCCGAAAGGTCGCAATCATTTTGCGGATTTTAGAGATCGTGCGGCATCGTCGGACGATTGGTCGCTTCTGGAGTTCAAGGCTAGTGAGACTGGGATACTTGATAGTTCCGAACTGGAATCCGCGAAGAAAGAAATGGGCGCTGACAAGTACGCCCAAGAGTTCGAATGCTCGTTTCACGCAGCAGTAGAAGGTTCTTACTACGGTGCTCTGATAAACGACCTAGAAGAGCAACAGAGAATATGCCGTATAACTCATGAGAGCCTCGCCAAGACGTTCTGTGCATGGGACTTAGGTATGGGTGACAGCACAGCAATTTGGGTGGCTCAAATCGCTTCTAAAGAGGTCAGGCTAATCGACTACCACGAGAACCACGGAGTCGGGCTTGAGCATTACTTTGAGTGGCTGCAAGACAACAACTACCACAAGGCATCGCAGATCCTTCCGCATGACGTAGAGGTACGCGAACTTGGCACTGGTAAGAGTCGCAAAGAGGTACTGATGGAAGCAGGACTCGATGTTACTGTTGCACCGAGATTATCTATTGCTGATGGTATTCAAGCGGTACGCCAGTTATTGCCACGCTGCTGGTTTGAAATTGATAAGACAAAACTGGGACTAGACGCACTACGAAACTATCGGCGAGAATATGACGATAAACGTGCGGTATTTTATGATAAGCCATTGCATGATTGGTCTAGTCACGCAGCAGACGCATTTAGGTACTTAGCAATTGGATTGCGAGAAGATGGTTCAGACTGGAATCGTCCGTTAAATATAAATACAAGGTGGGTCGTATGATTACTGACATTCAAGTGAAGGCCATTCTTGAAAGCGAAATAGATGATGCAATCGGTTATCTGGAGACGGATACAACCGATGAACGCACGAAGGCGATGAATTATTACCTGCGGAATCCGATGGGTAATGAGATTGAGGGCCGTTCACAGATTGTCACTGGTGAGGTAGCAGAAGCAGTTGACGGTGCATTGCCGCAGTTGATGCGCGTGTTTACTTCTACTGACGATGTGGTCGCATTTGAGCCTAAGTCGCCAGGCGATGAACAGTTTGCCAAGCAGGCTACCGAATATGCCAACTGGGTGTTCTATCGCCAAAACGACGGATTCCTGATCCTGCACAACTGGTTCAAGGATGCTCTGCTACAGAAGACTGGCATCGTTAAGGCTTACTGGAACGACGAGACCAGCGTCACCAAGGAAAAGTACAAAGACCTCACTGATGACGAACTGGTACTGCTGCTATCTGATGACTCTGTAGAGATTGTCGAGCAGGACACTGAGGAAGTGATTGACCCGATGGGTATGGTCTATCGCAAGCACTCGGTAAAGGTTCAGAAGAAGATTGGTGAGGGCGGTATTGTCATTGAGAACGTGCCACCCGAAGAATTCTTGATGTCGAAGAATGGTAGGACTGTGCAAGACACTCCGTTCTGCGCCCACCGTCGAATGATTACCCGCAGCGAACTGGTTGCTATGGGCTTTGAGCAGGACATCGTTGATGCTCTGCCGAGTGGCGATCGCCTGCAATACTCGCAGGAACGTCTAGCACGCTATGACCGCTCTGAGATGCCTGACGATACACAGTCGCTTGATATGGCGATGCAAGAGGTTGAAGTCTATGAGTGCTACATTCGTATCGACGAAGACGATGATGGCATTGCAGAACTGCGTCGCATCGTTTACGCGGGCAATGAGATTCTTGAAGACGAAGAGTGTGATTACATTCCGTTCCACTCTATCTGCCCGATTCCGATTCCGCATAAGTTCTACGGACAATCGCTTGCTGATCGCACCATTGATCTGCAACTGATTAAAACGACGATTACTCGTCAGATGCTGGATAACCTTTACCTGACCAACAATGCTCGGGTGACTGTTGTCGATGGTCAGGCCAATCTAGATGACTTGCTGACTAGCACTCCTGGTGGCGTTATCCGCGTCAAGAACAACAATGCAATCCAGCAATTGACTGTGGCTAACGTAGCCTCGCAGGCATTCCCGATGCTTGAGTATCTGGATAGCGTTCAATCTAAACGCACTGGCGTATCCGATGCACAGCAAGGGCTGAATCCTGACATCCTGAGCAACGTGACCGCTACCGCTGTTGCTGCAATGTCTCAGGCATCCGCAGGCAAGATTGAACTGATGGCTCGCATCTTTGCTGAGACTGGCGTTAAGAGTCTGATGAAGGGCATCCTGCACCTACTGTGCCAATACCAAGACAAGCCCAAGGTGGTTCGTCTGCGAGGCCAGTATGTCCAGTTTGATCCGCGCTCCTGGTCAAATGAGTATGACGTATCTATCAACGTCGGATTGGGTACTGGAAGCCGTCAGGAACAGTTGGCAATGCTCCAGATGATTATGTCTAAGCAAGAGACCATCTTGCAAGGCTATGGCCCGTCCAATCCGCTGGTATCTGTCGGACAGTACCGTGAGACGCTTGGCCGTCTTATTGAGGCTGCTGGTTTCAAGGATACGGATACATTCTTCAAGCCTGTTCCGCCGGAGGTTGACGCACAACTGTCTCAACCTCAACAGCAGCAACCTGATCCGACAATGGTCATTGCACAGATTGAACAGCAGAAGGCTCAACTGCGAGCACAGACTGACGCTGCAAAACTGCAAGCCGATATCCAAGTGGAGACGGCAAAACTGCAAGCCAATCGAGAGCAGGCTATTGCTGACATTGCTATCCAGCAAGCCAAATTGGAAATTGAGCGTGAGAAGAACGCAGTGAAGCTGCAACTGGAGCAGGCCAAACTACTGTCTGACAATGCAATCGCCGCACGGGAAATGGCTCTATCTGAGCGCCAGCAACTTATTTCCGAATTGGAAGTTGCACAAGAAAGAATGGATCAAGAAAGCGAAGCCGCTGGTATTCTTAATAGCGTACTAATGCAACTGAGAGGTTAATATGGCTGTTACTAAAATAAATTCCAAACAAATAGCAGCAGTACCTACTGACCAACTTCTGTCTCAGCGTGATGAGGCGCAACGGATTATTGCCTCTGCTCCTAAAAATAGCGCAGATTATAAGGCTGCGACTGCAAACCTAAATACTTTAAATAAAGAAATCGGAAAAGACCTAGGCATTGGTGGCAATGCTAAGAGTTTGACTGCTACTCAATTGCTTGATGTTAATAAAGCACGCTCAAATCTTGACACGACTGTCAACATTGGTACTGTTCCTGCAAGTGTGCAAAAGTCGATTAACTCTGCACTAGAAAAAAACGTAAAGACAGAAGAAAAAAAGATTATTAGTTCGCTTGCCAATTCTCAGCAATCAGAAATTCGCGCTCTAAAAGATGCAGGAGTAGATAAGGCAACGCTTAATGCTGCAATAGCAGATAATAAAAAAGAGATATCTGGCATTAAAACTACACTTGCTCCTACCGGATTTCAAGGTAAGGATGCAGCAGTAACTGCACTTTTATACACAAACAAAAATCCAGATGGAACTGATGGTCAGAAATTTATCCGTTCTGGCAATGCTGCTTATGCAAATACAACAGCAGGCCAAGAAGCCACGCGCATCCTCGATGCTGGCTATGGATTGCTAGATGAATTTAATCTTCCTCCAGCATATAAAACTGGCAAAACCACTATTGGTTTCTCTGCATACAATGCTGGTCTTGCTGCTCTTGATAGAAATACTGAAACTGGTGAATTCCAAAGGGGACAGTATCTAAATACTGCTGTTGATACCAGTGGACGATCTATATCTCACGCATTGTCTACGTTCAATAAAATCAATGAAGATTTGGTTAATCCTGCTGCTGTTTCAAGCAAAGCAAAGGTTGTTGGTGCTGCTTATGATAGTAATGGAAACCTTACTGGAAACATCGTTCAAGATGTACTCCAAGAGTATAAAAAAGGCAATACAGTAGGCTTTTATTTGCAAAAGCCAGATGGTTCTTATCAATACCTAAGTGGTAATAAAGAATTTACTCCTACTGGTGGTGGTGGTTTTCTAAGGTCAACACTTGGCAAGATTGTTCTTGGCGTTGCTGGTTCTCTTTTGGTTCCTGGTCTTGGTAGCGTACTTGCTGGTGGATCATTCCTGCCTGCCGCTGGTGCTGCTTACGGTGCTGGCTCAACTATTGGAAGTCTTGCTGCTGCTGGTGGACTTGTTGGTGCTGGTACTGCTGCAATTACTGGTGACGATATTTTGATGGGTGGACTGCTCGGAGCTGCCGGAGGTGCTGCTGGTGGGTATATCGGTCAAAATGGTGGTCTTGGCAATGTCCTAGCCAAGAGTGGCATCACTATGTCTCAATCAACCATTGACACGCTTAACGGGCTTGTCAGTGGCATTGGTCAGCCTACAGTCTCTCAAGCAAATGCTGCTGCAACCGTAATGACCAACAGTGGCATTGCCACGACGGTTGACGATATTGCTGCTGCTACTGGTGGAGTGGTTGATGATGTAACTGGAGCAACATTCCGTCCTGGTCAAACTATCACCGGATTGCTAGACGATACTGGTGCTGGACTGCGATTGACTCCGAATGTGCAAGAAGGATTTATTCCTACTCCTTCTGGTGGTGGCACGTTGCAATCAATTCCCACTCCTGTTCCTGGTTCACTTGGTGGAGTAGGGTTCAATCCTAATGCTGGTGGAATTGGATTCCAAGTTAATCCACAAAACTATGTACCGACCCCAGTTGGAGGCGGCACTGTTCCTGATGTGAGTGGAGTGAATACAAACTTAGATAGGTATATTTCTCCTCCGATTGGTGGCAATACAGTTACCACTGGTAGCGGAGAGTATCCTTCAGCCGTCAATAATGGTGGCGGTTTGCTTGATTCTGCAAAGAAAATTATTGACGATGCTGTGACTGCTGCAATCGATAATCCACTTACAACGCTTGGCATTGTGTCTACAATTCCAGGCATTGTGAATCCTCCTACAGTTCCTTCTGTAAAACCGCCAGTTTTGTCGCCTGATATTAATTTCAATCCGGCCATGTTTGGTACTGCTGGCCCAGGATTTGACTTTGATGCGTTTATGAATTTGTATCGTCGTGGTGGCATAGGGGCTGGTCAGTATCTTGGTTATGATCTGATGAATAGGCTCGGAGACATTCCGACAGAAACTTTGCTTGGCACACCGATTATGGGAGGACGGGTTGGACAAACCAACGCAAGCACAGCATCTCTTGTCTGATTCATTCTTCCAAGAGATAATCGCAAACTATCATAATGAGCAGATTGATAGGTTTAGGAACTCAAGTGAGTTTGATTTTGAACAACGAGAGTCTGCTTTTAGGAATTTAATGGTATTGGATGAAATAGTAGGACGGATTAAGAGCGTTGCTGCTCAGAAGGATATTGAGAAGAAACGCTGGAAGATTCTCTAATAATGGAGAAACGTATGCGAACGCGATAGATTCGCAAACTGTGGAGCAATTAAAATGTCTGAGCAAACCATGACCCCTGACGGGAGTGGAGAAATTGGTGTACATGAAGCCGCAAGCCAAATGCTTTCGCTAATGGAAGACCCGTCCGACTCGCAAGAGCAACCGGAAGTCGAACATGAGGAAGTAGAGGCTGAAGAGGATTCTGAGGAAGATTACGAAGAGTCCGACCAGGAAGAGGTTGAAGAAGAGGAAGAGGAACATCCACGCTACCGTGTTAAAGCGGCTGGCGAAGAAAAGGATGTCACCCTCGACGAACTCATCAAAGGCTATCAACTTGGTGCTGATTACACAAAAAAGACCACAGAAGTAGCCGAGCAACGTCGCGCACTGGAAGCAGAGCGTCAAGCCGTTGAAGAGGCCAAACATCTGCGGGAGCAGTATGCACAACGTCTTCAAGTTCTGGAGAATTTCCTAAACACTCCAGAGGAAGACATTGAGTATCTCAAGGAAACAGACCCGATTGGTTACGCGGTAAAGGTTGCAGAGCAGACTCAACGCGAAAAGCAACTGCAAGCAGTCCACGCCGAGCAAATCCGCATTGCTCAAATGCAACAAGCGGATCAGGCTAATGCGTTAAGGACACATCTTGCAAGCGAAGCAGAGAGGATTGCAGCAATTGTTCCTGACTACGCCGACAAGGAAAAAGGCGCAAAGATTCGTCAGGAGATTCGTGAATATGCCAAGTCTATTGGCTGGACTGACCAAGAGCTGTCGTCTGTTTATGACTCTCGCGCTGTACTCTCGCTATACGAAGGTATGCAGTATCGGAAACTCATGCAGAACAAACCTGCTGTTACAAAGAAGGTAAGTGAAGCACCTAAAATGGTTAAATCCGGCACTTCAAAAGCTCAGACTTCCGAGCGTGAGCAGATTAAAAAAGACAAGGCGCGTCTGCGTGAATCTGGAAGGGTTCAAGATGCTGCCACACTATTTGAACGATTCCTTTAAGGAGAAATAATCATGGCTATTTGGAATGCTTACGATGCCAAGGGCATCCGCGAAGACCTCGCAGACGTTATCTACAACATTTCCCCGACTGACACTCCGTTCCAATCGTCGGTTGGCCGTACCAAGGCCACCAACGTTTATCACGAATGGCAAACGGACTCTCTGGCTGCTGCTACCACCAACAACGCTGCTGTTGAAGGTGCTGACGCTTCGGACGCTACCCTGTCGGCTACCGTTCGCTTGGGCAACTACACTCAGATTCTGCAAAAGACCATCAAGGTTTCGGGCACTCTGGATGCAGTGAACAAGGCTGGCCGTAAGTCGGAAAAGGCTTATCAACTGGCTAAGGCATCGGCTGAAATCAAGCGCGATCTGGAAACCATCCTGCTGGCTAACCAAGGTCAAACCGCTGGTTCGTCGAACTCGTCGGCTCGCAAGATGGGTTCGCTGCTCTCGTGGCTGAAGACCAACACTAGCGTTGTTACCGCTACCAACAACCCGACCACCATCGGTGTCTCGACCCGTACCGACGGTACGCAACGTACTTTCACTGAGCAACTGCTGAAGGATTGCGTTGCTAACGTGTTTACCGCTGGTGGCAATCCGAAGGTGCTGATGGTTGGCCCGTCGGGTAAGCAGAAGGTCTCGGGTTTTGCTGGTATCGCTGCTCAACGCTTCATGGCTCCGTCGAACAAGCCGACTACCATCATTGGTGCGGCTGACGTTTACATGAGCGACTTCGGCACGATGTCGGTGGTTCCGAACCGCTTTATGCGTGCTCGTGATGCTCTGGTTCTTGATCCGGAATACGCTGCTGTTGCGTACCTTCGTCCGTTTCAGACTAACGAACTGGCTAAGGCTGGCGATAGCGACAAGACTCAGTTGCTGGTCGAATGCACGCTCGAAGTTAAGAATGAAGCCGCTCACGGCCTCATTGCTGACTTGGATATGAGCCTGTAATGATGTAGAGGTGGGGAGGGGAAACCCTCCCCATTTTTGTGAGGATTAAATGTCAAAGATCATCTTTAACGATGGCACTAGGGTTCAGAAGTTTCACACCATAGATGACATGGTTGTGATTGAAACTTCTCAGGATATTTCAAACATTCTTGAGCAAAACAAGATTGACTTGGAGGCAGACAAGCAACGAACAGACTTTCTAGATGAGATGCACCATGTAGCGCGTATCCCGAACACAGTCATTGACGATTTAAATAAAATGGGTGTGATGCGTGGATTTGCAATTGTTGATGACACTGCATTTGCCAAATGGTTGAACACAACTGAAATTGGTATTGCCTGCAAAACTTACAGAGGGAATCTATGAAAGTCGGAGTGTGCGTACCGTGCCGTGATGAGGTTATGACCAGTTTTGCGTTTGATTTTGCGAAGATGGTTGCTTATGACGTAAAGACTCGCTGCACTAAAGAAGGGCATGGTTTGATGATGTATACGATGCCTGGAACATTGATTTTTGATCAGCGCGAGAAACTTGTTGATATTGCTCTGAACGAGGGCTGCGACGCAGTTCTTTTCATTGATAGCGATATGAGATTTCCGAAGGATATGGTTAATATCCTTCTTAGCCGAGAGGTTGGCATTTGTGGAGTTAATGCGACAACTCGTAGACCGCCGATTCTTCCTACTGCACTAAATCTGCACATTGAAGAAGAGGATGGCAAAAAGATTCACTGGTGGGAAAAGATTGATAGTCGTGGCAAGCAAGGAATTGAGAAGGTTACGGCAATTGGTTTTGGTGCTGTGTTGATTCGCAAGGAAGTATTTGAGTCTGTGCCGAAACCTTGGTTTGATGCTCCGTGGGGCAAGAGTGGGATTATTGGCGAAGATGTGCATTTCTGCATTAAGGCTCAAGACTCTGGATATGACACTTATGTTGACCACGAACTGTCGATGCACATTGGTCACGTTGGAGCGCGAGAACACCGTTGGGAAGATGTAGAAGACGAAACGCTAAAGGAATTCAATAATGGCCCTAAGTAACTACTCAGACCTAAAGACTACTGTTGCCAATTATCTGGCGCGTTCTGATCTTACGTCTGTCATTCCTGACTTTATTCAACTTGCAGAACAACGTATGCGCCGAGAACTGCGTATCCGTCAGATGCTCAAGGTTGTGACCACTACAACCACTGCTGGTGACTCTACGGTTGCACTGCCGTCAGATTTCCTGCAATTGCGTGAGATTCATTTGGATGGCAATCCGGTTTATCCGGTTGAGTATTTGGCCCCGAGTGCGTTCTATCGCAACTCACGTTCTGCTGAAGCAGGTGTACCGCGTCAATACACAATCCTAGCAAGTGAGTTCCAGTTTGCTCCGATTCCTGATGCTGTGTACACAATTCAGATGTTGTACTACGCCAGCCCGACATTCCTGAGCGACTCAAATACTTCAAACGTATTCCTGTCTAATTGTCCAGATGCAATGCTTTACGGATCACTGGCAGAAGCAGAGCCATATCTGATGAACGATGCTCGTGTGCAGGTATGGGCTGGACTGTATGACCGAGCAATCTCTAACATCCAAGCCAGCGATGACCAGGGTGAGTATTCTGCTTCACCGCTTGCCATCTCTGTAGCCAACCGATAGGAGTTAAAAATGTCTGAAATGTCAAATTATCTAGAGAATGCGCTGATTAACGCAGTTCTTCGCAATACCTCGTACACCAGCCCGACCACTTGCTTCGTCTCTCTGCATACCGCAGACCCGACTGACGCTGGCACTGGCACTGAAGTCTCTGGTGGCTCGTATGCCCGCACTTCTGTGACGATGGCTGCGCCTTCCAATGGTGTGTCTACCAATAGCGCAGCAGTTGAGTTCCCGCAATGCACCTCCTCGTGGGGTACTGTGTCCCATATTGGGATTTGGGATGCAGTCTCTACTGGCAATATGCTGTTCCACACTCCTCTGGATACCTCAAAGGCTATTGAATCTGGCGACATCTTTAAGATTGCCATCGGTAGTTTGAGTGTGACGCTTGCATGATTCCGCTTACCCTCGAAGAACTGGATTCCCGTGGGAATTTGGATTCTCTTGGGTATTCGCTTGATAACACTTGGTACTCGGATAGGGTATGCGGGCCGTGGGTACTTGAGCAGCTAGATTACTTTGGAAACATCGACACACTAGCGTTTTCGCTAGACGATGCAATATGGAATACCTGCTGCATCATTGATGTAAATCCAGCATCAATAAGCGCAAGCGCATCTGTATCTGCTGATGCACAACGTATCAAAGGTTCTAGTGCAAGTATTAGCGCAAATGGAACTCTTACTGCTGCCGCATTCAGAGAAAGACTTGCATCTGGATCGGTGACATCGTCTGCAACAGTAACAGCAGCACCAACACGCATAACATTTTCTAGCGGAGCCGTACAAGGCTCTGCAATCGTTTCTAGCAATGCCCTTAGGGTCAGACTATCTGATGCCTCTATAAACGCAACAGCGAGCGTCTCAAGCGGTTCTACGGTAATTCGCACTGCAAGTGGTTCTATCAATGCAACGGGAAGTCTTGTTGCTGCGTGTTTGAGAGTTAGGCTGGCAGATGCAAGCGTTACAAGTAACGGTTCCGTATCTTCTGGTGCTATTCGGATAAGAACGTCAAGCGGTAGTATTGATGGAGTAGCAACTGTATCTGCTGTTGGTGGATTTATTGCTTCTGCCAGTGCAAGCATTACTGGTACTGCGGAGGTTTCCGCTTATGCCAATGCAGTATTTGTATCTAGTGGCTCAATTGTTGGCAGCGCAAGTATTATTGCAATTGGTCGCATTCTTGGTGAAGAGTGGAGTGTTGTAAGTGATTCTGAAAACAGTTGGAATCCTGTAACAACAAGTTCCAATGATTGGACGCTTACATCATCAAGCAATAACTCGTGGACTGCCTCTGATTTTGGCAGCAATAATTGGTCAAATGTCTCTGTTGGGAATAATTCATGGCAACAACAATAAATTTTGGCGAGTGGGTTCCAGATCAACCAGGCGTTGCTGGAAATCTTACGGAGGCGAAAAATGTTTATGCGATTGCTACTGGATACGCGCCTTTCCCTCTTGCAACAGATTACTCTGCTGCTGCATCGGAGACTCTCAACAACATTGTTGCAGGAAAGGGTGCTGGAGTTACTCAGATATTTGCCGGAGGAACATCCAAGCTGTTTAAGCTGGACACGTCAGACTTGAGTCTTGATGATGTTTCAAAGGCTGGTGGTTATGCAACTCCAACCAATGACAGATGGAACTTCACGCAATTTGGCAAAGTTATTCTTGCTGCAAACAATGAAGAAAAGATACAAGCGTGGACCATTGGCACATCAACGGCGTGGGATGACGTTAGTGCATCTGCGCCTATTGCTAAATATCTAACAGTCGTGCGTGATTTTGTTGTTTCAGGAAACATTGGGGCTGGAACAAATAATAATCGCGTGCAATGGTCTGATATTAACGATGAAACAGACTGGACTAGCGGTGCTACTAGCCAATCTGATTATCAGGATATTGCGGAAGGTGGTGAAATTAGAGGGATTACTGGTGGTGAATTTGGTTTAGTTCTTACAGAACGATCAATTTCACGGATGAGTTACGTCGGTTCACCGCTTTTCTTCCAATTTGACACTATTTCTAGGAATCTTGGCTGTTTTGAGCAAAATTCTATTGCTCAATATGGCGGTGTGACATATTTCCTGTCGGATGATGGGTTTTATTCGTGTGATGGTCAGAATGTAACGCCAATTGGTGCTGAAAAAGTAGATAGGTTCTTCTTTAATGATGCAATTATTGGTGAAATTGAGGGAATGTCCACCGCTGTTGATCCTGTTCGTGCATTGATTATGTGGTGCTATCGAAATGTATCTGGTGGTCAATCTATTTTGGCATATCAATGGCAGATTAAACGCTGGTCATATTGTGTAACTACGGCAGATCGTATTGCGTCTGCAATGACCGCTGGTGTATCGCTGGAAGGGCTAGATGCCTACGGTACTGTTGACTCAATTCAAACGTCCTGGGATGACCGCACATGGTCTGGTGGTGACTTGCTGCTTGCTGGTACAGATGGAGCAAAGATTGTGACGTTTACTGGTGGCAATGCGACTGCATCTATCACTACTGGCGATATCACATCTAACGCGACAACCATGATTTCTATGGCGCGACCTATTATTGATAGTGGTTCAGCCACAGTTGCAGTAGCATCAAGGAATCTTCTTTCTACACAAACGTCATTTGGTTCTGCTGTATCAGCCAACTCTGATGGACGTTCTCCCCAACGCAGTGTTGGTCGATACCATCGGGTGCGAGTGTCGCCAACTGGTAACTGGACTAGCGCCAGTGGCGTTGAACTTGAACTTGCCAACGCGGGTACACGATGATTTTTCGCACACTACCGCCATTTGGTGGCGATCAGCGACAGGTAGCAGAAATTGTCCGTGGAATCATGGATGGCAAGACCAATAACACAGGCACTATCACGCTTGCTACTGGTAACGCTACTACTACAACGCTTTACGATGAACGTATCGGTTACGACAGTAAGATTATCCTCTTG